CTGATTGCTTGTTCCATCCGTTGCCGGTAACGTCCACAGCACATCAGCCGCGATTGTTGCTGGTGCCTGAAAGCCAACGTAGTTCGTCCCATTTGCAGTTGCTTCACGGAATCGTGCATCAACCTGATTATCTAAAATTACATTGCCTGTTAGTGTGCCGCCTGCTAATGGCAAGTTGTTGGATGCCGTACCAGTTAAAGCCGCTGTAATTGTGCCAGCCGTAAAGTTGCCGCTTGCATCCCTGGCGACGATTGCCGATGCTGTGTTTGCGCTTGCCGCAGTAGTGGCGCTATTGCTTACCTTGCCAGCCGTTGCGATGGTGGCCAGCTTGGTATCTACAATCCCAGCGCTGGCGTTTATATCAGCGTTAAGTATTGTGCCATCTAACAACATTGTGCTAGTGACTGTACCGCTATCGCCAGTTGTTATTACAGTTCCAGTAGTTGCAGGTAACGTAATTGTCGTTGTGCCAGCAATTGCAGCCGGTTGAACAGTTACCGTGCCAGAAGTAGCGCCAGGTAATGCAACGCTGCTAATGCCAGTTAAACCTTGATTAGCGCTAGAGCGATTTAATGCTAGAGACGTAGTGCCAACAAAAGTTGTTCCGCTAAACGTGCCAGTAATCGTGCCAGCAGTAAAGTTGCCCGAAGCGTCCCTTGCGACGATCGCAGATGCGGTGTTTGCACTTGTAGCAGTAGTAGCTGAATTGGATACCTTAAGAGCCGTTGCAATAGTTGCAAGTTTGGTATCATCAATAGCAGCGCTGGCGTTTATATCAGCATTAAGTATCGTGCCATCCAACAGCATGGTGCTGGTTACGGTGCCGGTGTCGCCAGTCGTTACGACCGTGCCGGTGACATTTGGCAGTGTGATTGTCCGATCAGCCGTTGGATCTACTACCGCAATGGTTGTCTCAAAAGCGTTTGCGGTAGAACCCTCAAAGCTCAAACTACCAGCAGTACCAATCTCTAAGTTGCCTGTTACCGTACCGCCCGCAAGCGGTAGTTTTTCTGTATCTAATTCTTCAATTGCAGCTTGTACGTTACTAGAAGCAAGGCTACCAAAAGGCGTAAATGATACTTGGTTTGCAGTTACAGTTGTAAAAGTTTGTGAGATATCAATTTCTGTCCATGATGTGCCATTAGATAAAATAATATCTGGGGGGTTCAATGCTGCGTGAGGCGCATTGCCGGTAGTAACTGTACCGCCTGTACTTACTACCACATAATATCTAGAATTACCAACAGATGCCGCTGGTAAAGCCGCGCCAATAGTAAGGCCAATGGCAGTCCCCTCTGCAGTTACGGATGTAATAAGGCCCGTGCCACTACCTGTAGAAGCATTAAATGTACCAGCAAATACAATCTCACCAACGCTAATACCAATTGGTTGGTATACATTGCCGTCGTACAAGAAAAGATCTTTACTGAGCGGGTTGAAAAAGAATTGCCCAATACAGTCAGCGGTTGGCGTAGTATCTCCAATTTTGCTGATAGCGTAATTAGCTAACTTGGCACCTGTAACTGTATTAGCTGCAATACGCGCAATATCTAAACTGCCGCTTGTGATTTGTGATGCTGCAAGGTTTGGTATATCACCTGCCGATAATACCGTGCCAGCAGTTGCAATGCCTTTGCTATTTATTGTTACTTTTGTATATTGACCAGCGGCAATACCAGCTTGAGCTGCAAGCGAGATCGTGCCAGTAGATACGGCAAAATCACTACCTGCAATAACACCACCTAATGCTGCATTGGTCGCGGCAGTTACAGCTAAAATGCCATTACCGTCTACGGATAAACCTGTCCCAGGTCGTACTGCACCTCTGACGCTACTGGTGGCAATAGGTAAATCAGCGCCAGCTAAAGCAACCGTGCCAGTAATATGCCCTTGGGCGTCATAAGTAAAGCCGCTTGTTGTGCCAGCCGTGATGCTACTGGTGTGATTTAGTACGCCGCCACCTGTAACGCTAAGCCCGGTGCCGGGTGACATTACGCCGACGGTGCCAGATACTGCAATCGGCAAATCCGCTGCGGCGATGGCTGCACCAACAGTGATATGGCCTCGGGTATCAACCGTCAGCTTTGTGTACGTGCCAGCAGTCACACCGCTGGTTGCGTGTTCAAGGCTGCCAGTGCCAGCGTTACGAACAATCGGGCTGGTCGGTGCTACCAGTTGCAGATTGCTGCCACTGACTGTTATGCCGCCTGTCGCTGGTACCGTAGCTGTGTCAAATTTAGATGCTGCAACGGTGCCAGCCGATAATTGGGTGCCGCTGATGCCGCTGAAATCAACCTTTGCAGATGGTATGGACGCATTATCAATAAGTGATACTGCCTGCTGTACAAAAGCTTTTGCTGTTATTTTCTTTGTTTGACTGGCACTTAAATCTGCTATGGGTAACGGATCAGTAGCAGCTAAATCCCCACCGGCAAGGGACGTAAGCTCTGTAATCCTAAGGTCTGCCATGTTTTAGCCCTCCAAAAGGACACTGCCCGTGTTGTCCTCCAGTCTAACCCGGAATGCGTCTTCTTGAAGAAGGTATTCAGGGTCTGCCACTTGTATGCGTAGTTTGATTTCTCCTGTGGTAACAAAACTAATCGTAGAAATCATCGCTGTATCGCTATTGCAATTAATTCCTGCTTGCGTAATTATTCCATCAATTTCATGCCATATCTCGTCATTGCCTTCCTGCCCATAACCTTGACCTAAAATATATAATCTAGCCTTAAAGCCAGAACCAAATCGTTGCCTTAACAGCAAGGTGTGTAAGTACAAAGACAGTTCAGGAAACCCAGTAGGATAATTACTGGAGCTTTGATAACGATAATCAAATAAGCAAGTTAGCTGGCCGCTACCTGTGATTAAAGTGCTGTATTGATTCCTGAACTCATCACCTAAACTTGATGTATCTACAGTTTCACGATCTGTAGTAAACTCGTAAGATGTAATCTGCCCAACAGGTCTTAGCGTGTCATTTATTACCGACGCGGTAATTGGTATGTCTCTGGCTATTGTTACAAGATCTACTCTGCCTGTAGCTTCACCTGCTATTGATTGATCGAAAGTTGAATATAACATAATACCACCTATAAAATCTACGTTCACATACCAGTTGCCATCAGGGAATACGCTGCCTGCGCTCCATCCTGATGCTGCAATAAAATCTAAATTTGTCCCGTCAGTTGTTTGTAATTTTACAAAATCACCGGTAATCAAAGACCCTTCGGGAAATTCAAAACTAAATCTGTTGCTTGTTGCGGCTATATCACTAGGATTTACAACGCTTAGCAAACCTTCTGCAATGCCGCTACGAATTAGCTCAACTCTGCCTGCATTGCCTAGGTAAACAGTCATAGTGTTACGCCTGTTGGTGCGCCAGTAAATTGGAACTGGATGCTAGCCTGCATTACTTCACCAACAGCACAACTTAATTCTGCGCTGGTAATGATGCAATTGCCTTGAATGAGTTTGGAACCCCAACCAAGCTTGATAGCTAGTATGTCAGACTCACTAACTACAGCAGTTTTTACCACACGCTCTAGCAGTGAAACCGGCGCTGAATCATAATAAAACACAGTGGCACTACCGCTTATAGTTCTAAGCCCTGGGACATAGCTGCGGTCACTTTCTGTTAATACTGTGGTTTCGAGCGTATCAACTGTGCTAGATACGCTCCAGTTGCTGACCTTAGCCACCTGAGTGCCGTTATAAGTCAATGTGCCGTCTTTGCCGCTGTAATACGTCATGCGTCAAGCACCCCTGTTAATTTAATTGTAACCGACATACGGCCAGGTTTTACACTGTTGAATTGTGGCGGCTCAGCGTAGCGATACTGCAACCCAAACGGGGCTGCTGAAAATCTATTGGTGCTGCTGAGTGGTGTAATGCCTGCATCAAAACCGGGGTTGCCACTTTTGCTGGTGCTGCCCAGGCCAAACAGACCTAACGTGCCACGGCAATTAGCGTAATGGTCATGGATTAAAGCTGCATCGGCATCGCTGATATTATCAAACGATAGTGATAGTTCTGTATTAGTGCGCCTGCTGCCATATTGCACACGGCTTTCCATGCCGTTCTGTGCTGTAAACGTAGTACCTGGAAAATCGCCTGCATTTAGCGACCTTGAGGTAGGTGCAATACTAGGAAAAACCGGACCGACAAAACTCATTGCTCGTTTTGCACCTCAAATAAGCTTTCAGCTAAGTTTAGGTAGGTGATCTTGCCGCTTGGCTCTTGCGGTACATGGCTGCCAGTTATTTCTACCATCCCTTCCTCATCATAACTAATGAGTTCAGCCTTGTATACCCGTGCGCTTTGGGCGTCTGCATACACCGTAAAGACTGCGCCAGCAAATTTATTATCCGTCACATACCCATTGCCATCAATTGTCATGGTGCCTTGCTCAACTTCCAACTTCCCAGATCGCCACCAGTAAACCGTATTTGAGCCGGTTAATTCGCTGCTCGTCACAACTCGGCCATCATCTAGTACATAACCGTTTTGAAATTGATCCACATGCCTTGCCTGGCTTGCCAGTTTAAAATACGCGCCAGGCGCAAGTGCTAAGCCTTCAGGGAATGTTTTAAAAGTAACCGTATGCGTTACATAACGACGAGTTTGGATTAGCAATTTAGCAAAATCAACTGCATGGTTTGCGCTAGTGCAAAAGCCAGTAAAATCAACTGCTTCCACTGGTGCTGATTCTGAATCTGTTTGCTGTGATTCAGCTAACCGCACAAGAATATTACGGGTTTCAGCAAAGCCATCTTCTACCTCATCGCGTAATGTAATTAATACTTGCGGCGCTAAACGTTGCTCTGCTGGATACCAACTTACTTGCAACGAATCCTCAATGATATTGCCATCAGTAAATAACGCTGAAATTGTAGGTAGTCGGTCGTAAGCACCAGATAATGTGTAGCCCTGCAAGCCCTGGGTAGGGCTTACTGGGAATGTTGGTTGCAAGGATAACTTGCCACCTAAAATAAGGAAATCCAAGAAGAAATATGCTGCATTTTCGTAAGCCCATTCGCGGATATTAACTGGCGATGCCAGCACTCCATCCCAGAACCATTGATTAGCAATACAAACTTTACAAGCTTCTTGGAAGCCAGGCCAGTCAATCATTGATTCAGGTATTAATTTATTTGCGCCAACCAATGGTGATCGCAATAAAGCACGTAGTATTTCAGGGAATAAATGAGTAGGGCCGATGATGCCAGAGGTTGGTGAATAGCCTGTTGTGGTGCCAGCTACTGGATCAATCATCCGCACCGTTTCACGGCCTTGCTTAGCGTAATAAGTAAGATTACTAAAATCGCTCCACTCTTTACCGCTACGCAATTGCAAGCCTATCATTGCCATGCGGTCGTATTGCGGTGCAAATTCTTCTGGTCCGTATAAACCTTTTCTATAGTTTACCCGTTGCTCATTGATATAAACTACTTGGTGCTCAGGACCATTCTGATGGCTACCTTCTTGTTGATCATAATAGTACACATCTGTAACAGCATCAAAAGGTTCGGCTACACGTTGCTGAGCAGTAGAGCGAAGCGCTGCAACTCTCATTGGAGGTAGTGGGCTAGCCGTTCCAACCACTTGAATATTATCCCCGATTTTATAATTAGATCCACTTTCTTGTACAACTACATCAGCTATCCAGACGCTTGACCCTTCCACGGCAACACTTACTTGCGCCTGTACTGTCCCGTTTATTGGTGTTGCCGAGTTAGAAGGTTTATCTAGTACATAAGTGCCTGCAACTATATTTTCGCCTGAATTTCTGCCATAGCCAACAATCGTGACAAAACTTCCAGCGGCATTGGCATTAACCCACATGTAACCTGTTCCACCTGTATCTATGTAACCTGCATTAAAACCAGTAATATTTAATATTTGGCTAGTTAAAGTCATTTTTATTGTTATCATGCTTCCAGAAGCGGGATGGGTAAAAACGGCTTCATTTGTATAGCGTTGACCTTCTCCATTTGGATATGGTGCTCCTAATATATCCATATGCAGCCAGCGAGTACCAAAGCCGGTTATTACTGTTCCTTTTGGTTCCTGAGTCGCAGTTTCATATGAACCTGCGCTTACTTTTAAGCCACTGCCAGATCCTCCAGTGGTAGTGTTATAAAGACCTGGCGCTATATAGCCGGTAGTTGAATATTCAATAGCTGCTAATGATTCAACAGCTCCTTGCGTCGGTTTACCTCCGTAATACATAACATTATTTGTTGCGGCTTGTTCTTCTATTGTTTCTCTATATCCTTTGTAATAAACTGTAACCGGCCCCAGAACTGTATCTACTGTGTGGTGTACCGGGCCGCCAGATCTTGCATCTAATACGCAGATTCGGTTACCGGCCACCCTGCCATAAGTAAGATAACCCCCACCTGATATAGGTCGCAATCTGATTTCATACTGCAAATCAGGATTTGGGAAACGAATACGAATAAAATTAAATTGATCTATTGGTGTGCGACCTTTAACGCAAAAAGGTGAACCTGACTCAGGATCGAGACCAATCCAGCTATCATCACCTTTTTTGCGAATTTGAAGTCTAAAAATAGAATATCTTAATCCATAATCAGAATAGGTCCCCACATTATAACTATTGCCGCCAGCCTCAAGCGCTTCTAATGTGCCATCATCAGGTATTGCGGCAAAGTTTGCTATGCCTGTAAACCTTTTCCATACTTGTGATTTTATGCCAATTTCAACTTGATTTAATTTACGTGTTGTTGTTATATTAGCTAATGCTAGTTTTGAAATTGTAGGGCCATCGGCAGGGTTGCTATAACTGGTTAAGTTTTGCCCACGAAAATCAGGATGAGGAATTACAATTTGTTCTGACACTAACCGCACATTGCCTTCTGCTAACACTTTAAAATAGTATTTTTTACGTGTAAATGTATTCCATAGAGCTGTTGCAGGGTCGGAGCCTGTACATGTCGCTTCCGCCCCACCTATCAAATAGGTTTCGCCTATTATAAGAACATCATCACATGATTGCCGGTAATTATCGTCTTTTGCTGCTATATCTTGCACACCAAAAGAACCAAATAAATTTATAGTATTGCCTTCATACATATGAAATTCAATTGTATCGTTTGGATATACAAAAATGGTTTTTGTTCCTTGCCCTAGCGTTTCATTATTGACTTTCATGATCCCAGTTCTGCACCCGTAGTGCGATTCAACCTTGCTTCTTTCTAAATTTGCATTATTTGCACTTGTTTGCTCTTTCCCCCATTGTTCAGGATCTTTTGCGAAGAGAGAAGAGTGCGGATAAGCTACACGTACTCGCTTAAATGGCAGCCGCCAATGTTGCCCATTACGCAATGGCTCTGATGTACCAAATTGCGTCATTGTTGTTGGTATTCTCACGCCACTGAACAATGGCTTCAGTTCTTCTGTACTGCCTAGTTGAGCTTGGAATACATCTTGACCTCTTGCGCTAAGTCCACCTGCAATTTTATCTGCTGCTGTTATGCGGCCTTCGCCGGGTTGTCCACGTTGGAAATAAACAGCAAATTTATTCTCTTGGTAACCGCGCAACAAGCTATCGCCAATAGCAAAGCCTTTAAATTCTGGGGTACTGGCAGCCGCTAACTGGCCTGCACTAGCTAAAAATAAAGCTAGCAGCTCTTGCCCGTCGCCTTGGCTTAGTAATTGCGACCATACTAATTTGGTTTCTACTCTTACACCACCGTAATATTTGCCATAAAACTCTTGCCGATTAGCAAATACCAATGGCATCACCTCGCCAAGCCTTGCTAAAGGTTGTACTGATGTAAAGCCATCTACATTGGTAAACCTATTCTCAACATTTACGCTGGGACCTGTCAAGTCAGCGCCACTTTGATTTCGCCCTGGGTCGGATTGTTTTGGTAGCTTTGGCTTTGGCGCTAATGCCTGCGCGGCAAAGCTAAGGCCAGCTCCAACTACTGTTGTAACAATACCAACTGTTATTGGATCACATACCACATGCGGCACATGGTCATAAGCTGGATCGCGTTTAGGGCGATGATTAGCTACCTCGTTTGCGTACCAGTTATATTCTTCAATCGTCAGCCCTAAAGTATCAATTAGCTGCTTTTCCCATGGCAATATCGCGCTTCGTATTTGACGACTGGTGACCATATCACCCGGTTGGTTTGTGCGCTGCAATGGAGCCATCCGGTGTCGTAGAAAACAGCTAGTCCAAAACTGTCAACAGCTTGCACTAACGCAATAATACCAGTTTCGGCTGGTGTTCCCCATAAGTCTAATTGCTCCTTGAATATGGAGGTGTCGCCTGCATGTAAACGCCGATACCAATTACGGGCTGGCACTGGTGCTTCAATGCCATACCATGCCAATACCCACCGGCACAAATTAATACAGTCGGTAGCGCCATGCCGTGCTGGCTCAGCACCTAAGCGGTAAGGCAAGCCAATGAGATCAGCCGGACCTGATAGCACCCGTGCTTGGCAATGCTCCGACCATTTCGTGGGTAATTCTGGCATTTGGCGCTTGCGCACCAAGCGCATCAAGGGCACTGCTAAGCTGAAGTTCAACGGCTTGTGTGTTATATCCAAGCCCGGTGGCAATCCAGAATTCATGACCTAACCGTGATCCAGGTGAGTAAGTGTCAGTTAGTTGATATGTTTCGACTTCAGCCATCCAGCTACTATTAACAGCATCTTGCACCCAGCTTAATGTAAGTGGATTAGCAGGTAACAATAGTTGGCTACTGATATTATCGCCGCCTTTAGTTTTTTGCGCACCACGATAAACAAACGGCAAAAGGTTCCAGTTCTGACCGTTGAATGAAACGGCGCCTTCTGTAAAGAAATTTTGCCATCGTTGCACTGCACCTGTTGGCGCTGTGAAAGTAACAAAATTACCGATTACAAATAAACTCATCGTAGACCTACCTGTCTGCGGTAAGCAGGTGAATTACGCATCTGTGATGATACCTGAGCAGCACCAGCCTTAGCACCTGCGCTAACAGCCCTCTTCTCTGTTGCCATCATCGCTGCCTGCAACTGGTCAGTGCTGACATAATCCTGCCCCAAGAACCTAGTTGTTTCAAAGCTCATTGATAATACAGGAGTTGCCGCTGCGTCAGCGCCCATTGCATCACTGCTGCTATTACCGCTGCTACTACCGCCTTGGCGCTGGTAACGCGCCATTGCTGCTGCCGTAGCGTCGGCTGGGACAATAGTGCCCGAGGTGCGTGGCACGAACAACTCAGGGCCTTTCTCGCCGACCAGTGATGCCTTGCCAATTGGTGGATTGCCGCCAGCGGCGAATCCTGGGATGCTCATGCCACCGAAAGCGGTGCCGGTGCCAGCGCTAAAAATAGAACTTGAGGCTGCACCGCCATAAGTACTGCCCCCAGCGATAGCACTGCCGCCACCGCCAAACAATCCAGCTAGTGATTTTGCTATCGCGATTGCAGTGTAAGTAGCAATCATCTTTGTGCCTTCCTGCATTAAAATGTCGCCTATAGATTTAAGGAAGTCAGAGAATACTTGTTGCGCTGTTGTTGTGCCTTCAACTAAACCTTGGATGCCTTTTGTTAATGAATTGCCAACAGCATCGCCAATACCTTGCGATACACGAACAGCCACAGACTCAAGGTCTTTTAGTTGTGTTTGAGCAGATCCAATGAATTGCTGTATTGGTGATGATGCGGCGGCAACGGCTGCTGTATATGTTTGAATTGCTACCGCAGCGGCTTCTGCTGCGGTTTTTATTCCGTCAGTAGCATCCGCATATTGGACTTGCGTCATGGTGCCAGTAGCTAATAGTTCGTTAAAAGGTTGCAACCTGTCATTTAATTGTTGCCTTACTTCTAATAATTTCAATTCACCTTCTATCAGTTCAGGCTTAACGCCTTCCATCTGTAAACGATTGCGCAGTGTAAATGCTTCTGTTTGATGTACTAATTGCGCAGTTTGCTCTCGGAATGCAGATGTGCTTTTTAGTATAAATCCTGTTAAATCTACCGCTGTGAATGATTTCGCTTGCGATTTAATTAGTGCAAGCTGTTGCGTTAAACCTTGAATTTCTGCTTTTGTTTGATCTACATTTTCGCCAGGTACGCCGCCTGCTAGGCCGCCGCCTGCCAGACCGCCACCACCTGCTTTCGATTGAGGCAAGCCATGCAGCATCCTATTGCCTGTTGCTAATGATGTTGCGGTATATCCACCTCTGCCCTGCATGGAAGCCGCACCAGCAACCACAGGCACCTTGGTACCTGACGGCACGGATATATCAACTGCGTTTCCACTGCTTCCTACAGGTCTCCCTCTTGTGACATCATGAGCCATTTGCTCCTTACGTAATGCTTGTAATAATTTCAATTCATCAAGCATATTTTTTACATTTATTTTTGCATTTGGTAATTCAATATAAGGCAATCCTTGCTTTTGCCATACTTTTATAATTGCAGCCGCTTCCCTGATTACGCCTTCACGGTCAGAACCACGCAAATCTAAATGTGGCCCACTGCTTGCACCTGTGCTACCAACAAGAAACCCGCCACTGCCCCTACTACCACTAACGGTAGTAGATTGCACTTCATTCATCCTTGTGCCTGATTGCAACCTTTGCTGCGCTTCTTTGATTTTGTTTTCTAATTCTTTAATCTGTGTATCAAATGCCGCTGAGCCTAATACTGCTGACTGTATTATGCCTGCTTGTTCTCTGGCTACGCCAGTAAATTTATTTACAAAGTTATCAAGTTGTTTTTCTTGCAATTGGCGTTGCAGGTCATAGCGTAATTTATCAAGATCAACTTGATTTCTAAATACTTGACCATCAATTTGCATTTGGTATTGTGCTGAATCCATAGCTAATTGCTTAGCCAATTTTGCTGCTTTTTCTGCTTCACGTGCCGCTTTATCTTTGCTGCCTTTTTCTTCAAGTAATTGTGGAACTGTTAATTTTACATCTTCTTTTGCTGCTTTTGGTAAATTTAATTCTTTAAGTCGGCCCTCTAGATAAGTTGCTTTTTTAGTTAATTCTGTTAATTCTGCTTTCATTATTGGCAAGACTGGTGCGCTAGGAATAATTACGTTATTATCAATACCTTTAACTTCTAGTCCTTTAGACATGCCAATGCCAGCTTTTTCAGCGGCTTTAATTTCTGTTGTAAGTTTTTTTACTTCGGCTCTAGTATTAAAAAGTTCATTATTAGCTGTTTTTTTGTCAGGCCCAGCCATTGCCTCATTGATTTTATCAATAACAGTAATGCTAAGATCTAATATTCTTTTTAACGTAGGTTCAAGAATTTTTCCTATTTTTTTAGCTAACATTTCTATGTTATCTATCAATGTACTAAATTTGCCACCAAGTGTATCACTTTGCGCAATAGCGCCATTTGCGTATTTGCCTCCTTTTTCGGTAAGCCTGTTAATTGCAACTTCAACAGCTTCTGCGCTTATACGCCCTTTCTCTAATGCTTTTCGTAATTCCTCCCCTGATAACCCATACATCTTTTGCAGTTCACCCTGCAATGCAACGCCACGTTCTTGGAACTGCAACAGCTCCTCGCCTTGCAGCCGACCTTTAGCTTGCACCTGGCCGTAGGCTGTAACTAACCCTTGCAGCTCAGCGCCTGTAGCACCAGAAACATCAGCTAATCGTCTTGTAGTTTGAACTACTTTGTCGGTTTCAACGCCAAACGCTTGCAGTCGTTTAGCTGAATCAATTAATTCGCTTGATGTAAATGGCGTTACAGCACCAAGTTGCTGCAATTCTCGAATAATTTGCTTTGCTTTTGTTGCGCTACCTGTAAGAACTTCTAAACTACGTGTTTGGCTTTCAAGCTCAGCAGTTTTTACAAATACAAATTTAACTGCTTGTATCGCGCCAAGTGCAATAGCTAATTTGCCAACCGTTTTAAATAAACCAGATACAGCATTATCAGTTGCCTTTACTCCCTGCTGAAATTGCCGTAGCTGTTGCTGTGCGCCACTGCTGTCAAGATTAATGGCAACATTAGCAACAACCGACACAGCTAGCCACCTACTACTAAATCCAGTCTAGCGTCGCCGTCGCATCGCAGCTTCTTGCTCGTCATTGCTTAATTCAAAATAAGCTGACCACAGAAGCAATTCTTCCATAGTCAGCTCTGAATTTAACTTAGCTAACGTATAGCCTAATTCTTTAGCTACACCAAGCTGGAGCCTAAGCAGGTTATCCTTTTTAAGCTCCGCCTTTATTTTTTTGTATCCACCTCTTCCTTGATGTCTTCGCTGATAACAGCAAGCATCAATAATTGCAGGTCAGCATCACGCACCTCGTTTTTTAGCTCCGCAATTTCACCAGCAGCAAATATCCGCTGGCCGTTTTCATCTGTTGCTTTTTGAACTAGCAGTTGCAATGCAAAAGCATTTACATCATCGGATGCAGCATCCTTTTGTGCTCGTTCGCGTTCGGCCATTGTTAATGGTGAACGGTAGAACACAAACTCAACGCCATCAGTTAGTACAACCGTCTTTTTGACGGGCACTAAATTAGCAGCTTTCTTTAGCCGGTCTATTGCCCTGATTGCAGTGGATGCCATTAGTTATCAAGCAGTGGTAGAGAAGTCGAATGTAGGAACACCGTTTGGACGGAAAGTGATTTCCACTATCTGTGCATCATCAGGGTTGATACTGCGTGAGGCGCTTAGTAGTGTAGCTTCCATCGCGATACTGCGAGATAAAGCTTCAGTTGAACCCTTATCGGTGTACAACTTAAATGCTGCGCCTACTTGCTGACGTTGTAACACGTCTTCCACCATGCGGTTAGCTAGCGCTGTATCGTCACTTGTTATAAATACGGATGCACTACCATCACCCTCGGCAAAGCCTGGGATATAGCTTCTGAATGGTGCATACTGACCAACGGCTTGACCAATGGTTGTGGTGTCAATTTCAGCACGGGTTATATTGAAACTCCAGTTTTGCACTGAAGCTACAGCAGCATAATCGGTGTAAGCGATGGTTGCAAATAAAGCGCCAAAACCTGAAGGTAGTGCTGTTGCAGTTAGCGCCGCGCCGCCTGCGGTAGCACTTAATGCCAACACACCAGTAGATGCGTTGTAGGCTTGAACAAATTTAGCGCCTGCTGCAATGCAGTTGGTTGTGGTTGCGCCAGCGGGATAGGTCAATGTTACGGGGTCGTTTACCTTAAAACCTAAATATGCACCAACCTGAATACTGGAACCAGATGCAGGAAAAGCGGATGCCGCCAATTCAACGCTAGTACCAGCGGGCTTGTAGTAAAGAGCACCGGAAGTGCCGGAAAGGACGGTAACGGCCATTGATTTAGCAGATGATTGGCTTGTTTTAGTATAGCGTCAATCCAAGTAAGCTTCAAAAGTTGCGGTTAGCTGTGTTTGGAAATATGCAGCCGCTAGTCCACTGCTTGCGCTAGTGCCGGTTTCAATCACACCAGCACCTACGGTTGCTGGCCCCGATGCGGCATCAAATATAATGCTTGAGAACTTAGCCCGATCAAATAAATCCTTGATGCGTTCAGCAATGGTGTAGTTCGCTGCTGCGCCAACACCAACGGGCGTGAATACATTTACTACAAGCACACCGTTTTGGCGGTTGAACCCTACACCGCCTGTAGGTAGCAGCGTTGCATAAGCATTATCGCCAAACCGTATTGATGCTTGCAGCCACGGTGAATTACCTGGTGGCGTAAATGGTACGTTTTGATAGCTGACCGGATACACAGGCGCAACTGCCATTTCAGTAGCAATACGGCCTTCAATAGCAGCGCGGACGTTGTTGTAGGTGCTGCTCATGACTCCCTGCCGATACGGTCGGCAGCTATCCGCACTCTGCCTTGAACGTCTTTGGCTATACCTTGAATAAAGCCTCTGTCGGCTTGCTTGCTACTGCCATTAGCAAGCGATTCCGCATATGGCAGGTTGTTATGCACGCTGTAGATATTGCCGAGGCGTTCTTGGCTGTAACCAATGCGGTCTAATGCTGGTATGCCTGTGTAGTTGCCCGACGCTTTAATGCCCCCTGGTGCTGAGTTTTCACCTACCTGCCAGCTAGCGCGAAATCTGCCAGTATCAACTGGGCTTGCTTGTTTCAATAAACTATCAGTTTCTAATACTGCTGCACGTAATAGCTTCTCCATTTGATTATTGGCGTAATCACCAATCTGGTTTAGCCGGATAGTACCTGCCATCAGACCCTCAGAATCAGTTCATAGGTTATCGCCGTGTTGTCTTGCTCAGTGGTTACAACGCTGATTATTTGATGCACTACTGATGCAATCAGCACTTTATCCGCTGGTGTTGGTGCATTTGCAACATCTGCTGCGGCAATCGTTAACCGCTTATCGCCAGCTTGGATTAGATCATTCACCTCGCGCAAATTAACGTCTTCCAGTACACCGCGCACTACGGTATCAGCAGCAGTTTCTGCTGCTGTGCCAGTAGCTGGATCGTACGCGCCCATCGTAATACGGCGGATGGTCGCTACGCCGCCAAACTTAGCCATCAGCTTCGATGCGACCTTACGTAGCGGGGTTGATAGTGCCATCAGAGCTTATATGCAACGCAGTGGCCAGCCGACAGGTTAATGCTGGTGAAAACACCATAAATCGTTACTCCAGCGGTAGGAGTATGGCCGGCCAATGATGCCCCGTCATAGTTGGTGCTAATGATTTCAGTGATTGCTGCGTTGCCCAAAAAAGTAATCGCACACCAGCGGCCAGTCACTGTTGTTGCGGCGTCAACAAAAGTTGCGCCTTTGGAATAATCAATGCCAAGAACACTGGAGTCGCTCATGGCTAAATCTTGTAAGCGATAACAGTGCCGCTAGTTAATGTGATGCTGGTGAATACACCACACATCTCGCAGCTTGCTTTGATTGGAATGGCTGTAAGCGCGTTACCGGTATAATCCAGCGCCGTAACGCTTGCAATCACTGAATCCTCTAATGCCACAATCTCGCCAAACCTGCCGGTATGAGCAACAGTATCGTCAATGAACTCAGCGCCTGGGTATTCGCTCATGATCGTTTGATGGAGAAATTGCCTGGTCCGCTTATTCTAAGCCCTGTTAGGTAACGTTCCACCATCGGCGGGATTTTATCTGCCCCCACGGCGCCGCTAAAATTTGGCGTCACGTCAAGGCTACCGATTTTTACATTCTTGAAATCTTCTAGCCCGCTAAGCCCAATGCCATCAGTGTTGTTATTTAGGTATGCCGCAAGCAAGACCTGTGCATATTGCACCTGCGGCGGAATTTCGTTGTCGTTAAAATAATCGGTGGTAATGCGAAATGGGAAACCGACGGCATAAGTATTGATATAAGTATCGGGCCTTCTCACGCCAGTCCGCGGCCATTGCAGCGACTGCGTATCAGTTGCCCTAGCACCTAGGAAACGTTCACGATCTAATCGTTGTGTTGCGGTGTAAAGTGCACGATTTTTGGCGTCTGTAGTAGCAGAGCCCCATGCTGTAATATCTGCGTCTTGCACCAACCCGTCAACTATCAACTGGGCATTCGCCAGCGTTATGTACGAGTTTGCGTCGGCGGCGTTTGGGGTCGCCACTATCACGATTGCCATCAGTAGCCTCCTCTGGTATTAGTGTAGGCTCCGCAATAGGAAATGAGGCCACCTCCTGGGAGATAGCCTCACGTTCACGCATTCTGCGGAATGCAAATAAACCCATCAGGCAGCAGCAGCAGCAGTAGAACCTAGGCCATACAACGTAATGGCTTCAGAACCAGCAGCTACAGCAGTAACACGGCCAAGGAATACCTTGGAAGCATTCTGCACAACAGTTGCTACGCCGCTAACTGTTACGTCAGTACCACCAGCAATAGTGATGGTATTAGCGCCAGCCGATGCGTTAATAACAACCACCATAAAAGTGGTGCCAATAGCGCAGTCACCGCCGATAGCAGCCACAATTGCCGCAGCCGTAGCTGTGGTATATGTAGCAGCAGCAGAAGGAACGCCACGGATAATGACGTTGTAGCTGTTAGCTGTACTTAGGGTTGCAGTAGCAGTAGGAGCTGCTAAACCCATTTGCCCAGGCAGAAGGCCGCCTGGAATGTCGCCAAGTTCAAAGATACTTGCCATGACTATTAGTAGTTAGAGGTACAAGTAGCGCGTACAATACCAATATTTTTGGTTTCATACACTTTGGTCCAGTTGCCAATAGTGGCAAGCTGAGCCTGAGTTGGGTTTACGGTAGTTCCCCACTTAGCACCAATTGGGTGGTAGCAGTAGTGCAAATCAATTGCCATAGCATCACTCTTGGCGAGGATGTCACGGTCAGTTTCAGTGCGCAATGCCATTTGCTCACCAGAAGCGATAGCGCCTGCGGTGAAGAAATAAACAGGATAGTTGGTGCTAGTTGGTGCTAAATCGTCGGAAACGATAACACGCAAGCCCATGAATGTTGGTACTGAATTGTCACCGGCATAAGCAGATGCAATAGAACCAGCAATTGCGTTGATGGTGCTAGCACCAGTCGCAGCAGTGCTTAGGCGTGCCTCGGTGTTAGTAATGTAATCAATTGCCTTGCGTTCTACTAGGTCGTAGTAAACAGCAGAGTGCATAGCAACAGCAGTTAGCTTGTCGCCTTGATCACCTAGCAATGCACGGGCTTTAGCTACTTGGCGGGGACCAAGTGCTGTTTGGCCAGTCTTATCAAAAGACAAATCAATAAATGCAGCGCCGGTGTTGGAGGTCAAGCCGCCAAATACACCTTCAAGGCACTTGATGAGATCTTTTTGACGTTGGTTAGCTACATAGGCGGCAACCTTAGTAGCGATAGCGGCCATAGGATCAGCGCCAGCAGCAAGAGCGGCAAGATCGCGTGATTCAAATGCACGGCCACGGTGCAAAACAACACCAACTTGCTTGTTGGCAGTGATTTTGCCAGGTGTTAATGAAGAACTGTCAGTCAGTACCTCAAAATCACCGCTTAAGTTAGCTGAAAAGAATGGAACGTTGATGAAATCACCGCCTTCGGAAGCATCCAACTCCGCCATTGGTTGAACTACACCAGACGACAAAAATGCGTCGCGCTGAGTGGTAGCTTCAATCAAATAGGGTGTAAAAATCTCCGGTACGATGATGTCAGAGCGAAGTGTCGCCATGAGATCCTCAAGAATTAGTGGTTTGCAAGTTCGGGCACAACCCTAGCCAGCACAACTGGATGCAATTATGCTAGCGCCTTTAACCTGTCATACATATCACGGTCTGTCTTAAACAGCCTTGATTGCTCCGTCAGGTTGAATGTTTCAGGTGCAAATGGGTTTTTGATACCTGCTAATTCACTGGTGCTACGGCCTGATGGTGCGCCGCTGCCTTGTGGTTTTGGTTGCTTTTGCATCCATGCTGGTAGCGTTTTAGCCCATTCAGCTACTGGTGTGCGTTGGTAGCCATCTACTACAACAACAGTGCCATCAGGTTCACGTTCAATTTTATCGCTGCTTAACTTAGTTTTAAGCACCATATCTGGATCATGCACTAGATCTGCTAATGCTGTTACTGCTGGTGTGATGAGTTCAAGTTCACGGCATTTGGCTTCAAGTTCAATAATGCGCTGGTCCTTTTCCGCCGACGCCTCACGGTACTGCTGCTCCAATACCTGCCTTGCTTCGGTGTACTTGCCTTGAGATTCAAGGGCAGTTTGCTCGGCTTGGCGCTTGAATTCCAACAGTTCATCTACATTGACACCATCAGGTATGGCCTTAGCTTGTGCTACGGCTTTTTTATAGTCATCTAGCAATTCAGCATTCTTGCGGCGTAAAGCCTCTAGTTCTGCTTGGATTGCTTGTGTGTCGGGAGCTGTTGATTGTTCTTCGGTCATTTTGTGCAAATCGTTTGCAATCTTATGTTATCAGTTACCACTTAACTTTGTCAGCCCAATAAGCAGCACTCATTTTTCCTTTAGCGATATTCTCGGCATGGCGAGCCTTGAATGATGCACGCCTAGCTTTGTCTGCTGCTGATTCGCCTTTTGCTGCTGGTGAGCCCGATACACCTTGCTGGCCAAAACGTATCAACCGAACGGTTTCGCCTTCTTTAGCTAATACCGCATGGGATTTACTCTCATGCTGCGGTGTCCGCTTGGGTTTGTTATAACCCTCGAATTGCTCACCGCGATAGTTGATCATTTGCGCTTGGGTGCTGCTTTTACCTCAGAACGTGGCTTTAGCACTGGGTTACCAGTGGATTCGGATTTAATACGCAGCACTGGATCTTCCTTAGTACCTAGCCGCGTTACCTTGCCGCCGCTAGGGCCAGTGATAGTAGCGCGAGTGCCAGCAGTGCTAGTAACCACGCCATAAGTGGTCTTACCTTGATACTGCCAAGAGACGCGGGAGCCAACGCCGATAGCCATTTTACTTTTTGGGTTTGCGACTTTTGCCAGCTTTAGCGTAGGCGATCGCTACTGCTTGCTTAGGTGGTTTGCCAGCTTTGATTTCAGCCTTGATGTTCGACTGAATCATGTCCTTGCCTTTACCTTTCTTTAATGGCACCGTAACGCTTGCGGAGGTCATCTAATGATAGCTCCGACCCATCGTCGCGTACAAGCTTTGCCATTGCATCGCGGGCGCCATGTTTTTCAGCTAATTTATTGAAATAAACTACTTTATCTTTTCCTAATATTTCTTCCTGCACTGAGCGCGGTTGATCCTTAAGCCATTGGCCATAGCTTGTATTAACTGGCACTGGACCATCTTTACTGGCGCGTGTTGCAACTGTTGATGGTGGCAAGATATCAGGATCAATGATTGGTACCGTTGTACTGCGACAATTAAAATGTTGTGGTGGCATCGGCCCTTTGCCATACTCAAACTCACGCCCATCTAATGCGCGGCATATTGCGCTAGTCCTAGTGTCAAGTGTTGCAATGTAACGATACTTTTTAGTTATATCTTGGTTCGCTTCATATACCTGCTGGCTGGCAGCATTAGCAACTTGGTTAATGCTTGTGCGTACAAGCGCCATGATCTGGTTATCAGCTACCGCCGTGAGTTCACCGCCTGCGGCTGCTAACTGACGTGCCGTTTTTGCGATTTCGCCAAATTGCAATTGCCCAATCAATCGCTTTGCAATATCAGGTGTGGTTTCACCTGTTAGCAAGCCATTACGCACCACCTGCCCAAACCGCTCAGCTTGATCAACTGCAATACCACGGAACGCTTTGCTTACTACCTCACCGTTAGGCAGCGTAATCGTTGCACCTTGGGCAGCAGTAAGGCTAAACGTTTGTGGTGCACCTTGTACGGCTGCAAATAAATCATCCGATAATGCCACCACATTTAGCTGTGTTGGGTCAGTTGTAACTACTGATTGCGCAAATTGCGGGCTTATTTCAACTGTATTAACTGCAGTACGTGCGCCTGCCGGTAATGCCTTTCGTAGCTCTTCAGTAACGAAATCAGATTGCAATTCTGCTAATCCTTGCAATTCTGTAGATAGTGCAGTAATACTATCGCCCGACCATGTATTAAGGCTGTCTTTAAGCTGGGCTAATATCGCACGCAACCTTGCTGCTTTTACTGGTGCTGCTAACTCATCAATCGTTCGCAGTTGATTTACAGCATCAATAATAATATCATTATAAGTTGTAATTACTTGACGGCCTACACTATTGCTATAACGGTTTAAATCAATTGCGTTACGAAATAGGGCTGCTGGTATTGTCATTCAGCCCTCCGTTAGCAGTTGCGCTTAGCTCTTCTTCTACATCAAAATCATCGCCTAGCACTTCACCATTAGCAAGCTGTTCTAGTAATGTTTCCTGGGTGATAGTGCCAGCAGTATAAAGCTGGAGCAATGCTTGAATCTCCTGAGGTTCTAGTCTTGCGCCAATAAAATCACGATTTACCAAGCAACTGCCAGCCGATTCAGTAGTACCGAGATATTCAGCATGAAAGCGTAAACAGTTATCGATCATATCTTGCATATTCTGCGCAATTACCATCATGGTGCTATCGCCTTGGCTGCGGTCAATACGCTTTGCTTCTGCTGTTTCCGCGCTGAGTTTTTGCCCTAATACTGCTGATAGACCAAGCTCATTAATCTGCCCTGCAAGCTGCTCTAGCCGTTTGAATTGGTACTCAAAACTTGCACCACCTGGTTCTATAAATTCCGCCCTTCCATTCTCGGGAAAGGCTATAGCCTCTCCTGGACCTGCTGATACCTCTTCCGCTGCTGACGGGAAACCAAAGAATGCCAACATCGGCACTGCTGATATATGTAGCTGGTTGTCAAGATCTGATTGTATTTGATAAGTTTTAAGGTTTAGTTCTGCAATATCTTCTAATGGTGGCCTTGATTCTAAATAACCAACGCGGTTGCTGTATGCAACGCTGAATGGTATCTCGTTAAGGCTTGTATTACCTTCTTCTACAATCTTAAACTCGCTGTTATCTTGCTTTTGATGTAGCTCGTATGCGCCTGGTGTTAAGACTCGAACCTGCTGCACTGCCTTCTCACCGTAATCACCATCAGGCACAATCACTGATTCCAGCAATCGCAACATCGTAAGTTGCTGCTGCCCGTCTTTTGCTTCAGTACGCCAACCTAATATTTGCCGTGGTGTGTAGGTGCACCAATACGGCCTGCCGCCATCTGATGGTGCATCAACTAGTGTTCCAATGTGGCCGTAACGCACCAACTTGCGTGCAGTTTCATAAGTCCAGACGTTAAGATCATTCCCTTGCAGGTCAACGTCAAATAGTTGTTCACGTATGTTGTCGCTGGTATCATTTAACCTAACGGGCTTACGTGTTAACATTCCCGCTAACATACGCTCTAAGCGTTGATAGTACGGCGGAACTACGCTACGTGCTAAGCGATTATCGTAAGACTCATCTTGTTCGCGTGGCTCTTGCGGCAGGTAGCGGCGGTGCCTGCGCCTCATCCCGTAGGTGCCTTGAATGAGGTCCTCAATCAGCATCCAATGTGGTTCTTGCGCATACCATGCAGTATTCGCATCGTGAACGCGAGTGACCTTACGGTCAGCAGTAGGCCGGTCGTAGAAAGAAAAACCTGAATACATGCAACCGGCCTTTGGTTAATAGATTCTAATGCCTGTACCGCGGCCAGCCCCAGCGTGTAGCGGGTTGAACTCACGCCATACTAGATAGCCCAATGCGTCTGTCATGTGGTCGTGCCCGCCCTCTTTATCTGGCGTGCCGTTATCGTTATAGCATTGTAACTCTAAACATTCAATCATGCGTTTGCAGGTGCTGCTGACTTGCAACCGGTGCTCCCCCTTACCGTTTTCAAGTAATGCCTGCACTGCCGCGACGCGATCGCGCACAGGTGGATTGCTTTTAGGCGATTGGTTACTGATGCCATATTGCTCCAATATCTGAATATCCGTTTGCGTTGCATTTGTAGAACGATTGCCGCCACTAGCGTCTGGGTAGCCATAAAGCCGATGAGTTGGATATCGCCTACGAATCTCGGCACCTAATGCGTCGGTATCATGCGCGCCGCTGATCTCGTCGATTATTAATAAACCTTTACCGCTACGAATGCCAATAACCGCCGACATGTTGCCGATGTTAAAGTCAACGCCAATACGCAATGGTTCTTCACTGTAATCCGCCAATTGCGTTACTACATGTTTAACCCTATCAAACCTGTCGTAAACAGTGCCAGTCGTAAGGTTAATAAACTCGCCATCAAGATATGCACGTAATAAGTTTGGGTCGTAGTTAGCCTGCAACCGCTCAATAAAATCAGCCGGTAAGTGCGGATTATCAGCAGTGCGCATCTTGATCAGCTTTCGATCAGTACGTGATAATGCGTCCTCACTGGCAAACGTATTAAACATCCAACGGAATCCCTCTGGAGTGGATGCAGCGCCAAATTGCCTTATGTTGCCAGCACGTAAGCGACCAAGGATTTTGGGAAATGCACGACTCGCGATAGATGGCGCAACAGTATCGATCTCATCTGCTAATACCCACGCAAGGTTCAAACCAATAATACGTGTCCAGTTCTCAAAGCTACGGCATAGGATCTTGGTATCACCTAACGGTAAATGCAACACATATTCAGGTAATGGGCTAGCGCGATAAGAATATGGGATATTGTAGGACTCAAGAAAAGCATCAAAGTCATTTACAAAAATGTCCCGAATCAGCGGACCAGTGGGCTCTAGCACGCAGCCAATAAAGCCTTGGTTAGCTGCTGCAAGATGTACCGCTTTAGCGCATAACGCTCTGGTCTTGCCTGCGCCATAGCCTGCTGATACGCCAAGGATTTGGGTTGTATGGTCATTTACAAAATCAAGCTGGCCTGGATGCAAATCAGCTTGGATTTGTCTTAATGTATCAGGTAAATCAAATGTTTCAATAAATGTTTGGTTTAATTCAATTTGTGCTAGCCGTTTAAGAATCTTCGACATCGACTAACTGCTCACCTGTTTTTGATTGTATTCGCAATAATAAATTACGTTCCTGTTCTGGTGATAGCTCAGATTCTGCTAATGCCTGCACTGCCAGTTCAACCCCTTCCTGCCTAGCGCGAACGATTGCAGCATTATCACTGTAATGTTTACGAAATGCAGGCGAATGCGTGAGCATCCACTGTGCATCTTTAGTGCTGCCTTCATCTGCTGCCTTTGCAATAATATTAGCCAGCCGCATTCCACCTTTAGCGCGACCTTCATCAATAGCTTGCAAAAGCAGAATTTCTAGCTGTGTGCCTTTATCTGTTTTAGCGTTGGCAATCCATTCATTTAGTGCTCGATATGAGACGCCAACAGCGGCTGAGATGTGCTCTAACGGCCCGCCAAATTCAGATAAAATACGCACCTTTTCTATAAGTTCATAATTGAGCTTATAGTGTTTGCGCATTAAATTAGCCATTAGTTCCTAACTTGAAAAGTTGAGCTATTTGAATTTATTGTAACCGGTCAGCCGATACTGCACGCGCCATTGCCTTGGGCGGGTTCCATGTGGAATGCTTCATCTAATAAATCTAGGACGGTTTGGTAAGCAGCAATCAAATCAATCAGCTCAGCAGCATCCAATGGCTCGCCGTCATCTTGCGCGTTATCCCGCACGGCAGCAGCTACAGCGGCTGCTTCCCCCATCAGGTGGTGCAGACGTTCAATCACTGGTGCTTGTTTGGCTGAGGGCATTGTGGAGGCGCTGGCAACGGTGTGATGGTAGTTCGCTGTGGTCAATCGGGCAAGGGTTTGGTTTCTTACGCTTCTTACGGTCTCTTACGGTAAGCGTAAGACTAAGATCACCCGCCAGCACAGTGATTTTCCTCTTTCTTACGTTTCTTACGGTAAAAAAGGTATATAGATAGACTAGAGAAGCAAAAAAATAAAAGGTGTTTCATTTTATTTTTTTTATTTTCTATTTATAGAGAGCTATACCTTGAAAAGCGTAAGAAGCGTAAGAAGCGTAAGAAATGAGTGGTGGCAAGGGTTTTCAGTCTTACGGTCTCTTACGTTTCTTACGCTTGTATGGCTTCTAACGGTATTTTGACGGCACGACCTGACATACCAGAGCCTTTGAAATAAATTACGCCAGCTTTTACAGCGTTAGGAATACGAGCCAAAATCACGGACCAACAATTTGCCCAGGCCGTATCACGCAAGATATTGCCGATTGCGTCGGCAGTATTTGACACGTAGATGGCGGCCTCCTCGGCTTTGATGCCATTACGCCCAAGCACTGCCTGTGCCTCGTTGGCGCCGACGTGAATGTCGGTTGCATGGTTCAGCGCAATATCTATCAGCTCGCCAATGGTACGGGTTACGGCCTTGTCACCTTCAACGCGGAATTGATGCTGGAGGATCTTTTGAAGGCAACGCTTTTCATCTGATATTTCAACTGATTGGCTGTAAGACTCCCAGTTGTTTTGCTCAATTAATTTCCATGCTTGATCACGGGTTACAACTTCAGAAGATTGTAACGACCATGCACCAGCAAGTAAGGTGCCATATTGATCACCAAGCCGTTGGCTGTCAAATACTTCAGCGGCGGCACGGGTAAAGATCGCAATTGATTGGCGTATGATTGGTATTAATGCAATTGTACGCGCTTGTAACCGACGGCCAATTGCATCGCTTATGTATTTATCAAGGTCGCGGTCTAATGATTCCCAATGAGCTAAACGTTCAGCTTTTGGTATCTCATTGTGGCTGCGTAATGTTAATTGTGCAAATCTCGATTTATCAGCTCCTTGCTTTAATGCGGTGGCAATAGATGACATCATAAACATACTGCGAATGGTGTAACGCTGGGTATCACCTTCTGGGCTGCCTTTCAGTGTATGCGCTCTTGATTCACTAGATGCGACACGCGCAAGGCCAAGTATTGCTTGCATACGTGCTTGATCGTTGCGTTCGTTTGATTCGGCTTCATCAAATACAACAGGCAAGGCATCAGCACGTAAGGCTTGACGGATACCAGGTTCAGTTGTGTTGCCGGTAACGATTAAACCCATATCACCTAATAATGGCGTTACATAACGCGCAAGCACTGCTGACTTACCAGAGCCAGCGGATGCTGTCAGCCATACATGGGGGCGCCAATCCAATGCACCGCAGATGGGGCCTAGCACTACCCAACCGGCAAGCAGTAGGCCAGATGCAGGCACTTCCCAGTGGAAGCGTTCTGCTAATTCAGCAATTGAAAAGGCTTCATTATCGGTTAATGGCTCGGCACCAGCGCAGCCACGTAAGGCGCTAAGGCGTTGATATAGGTACGGGCTGCCGTTGATCCCATCACGTATGGGCCGATTTATGCCATTAACAACTAATTTATCGCCGAGGTGTAAGACAGATTGCTTTTGATCCCACCATGCACCACGGCCACGGATGCGATCAGGTGAGTAAACTCCAATATCAGCCTGGCGTGCAAATAGGCTAGATGCGGCGGCGGTCCAGTTTACACCAACTTTTGATGGGTATAACGATTCCCAATAAGGCAACGGCGCTAGTGCTACTAGGTTTACACCTGAGTGAGCTGAACGTGAAAGGCGTGTGACCTGGCCGGTGCTATGGGGTTGGTAATAGTAAGCATCAGCATCAAACCCGAGGCATAGGAATGATTCATCGGCTTTCGGTAAAGGTGGCGGCTCTAGTGCAGGTTCCGGTAAGGGTTCAGCTTTAATTACGGCTGGAAATTCAATCGGTGGCGTGCGGTTGGCTTTGTAATAAGCACCAGCTTCGGCTGCGGTCCAATCGCAATCTGCAAGGTCCCAACCGCTTTCAACATCAGAAGGCGGCTGGACCATACGTATTTGATCGGCACCAGCGGCAATAAGTCGCGGCACTAATTTCGCCATTGCGTCGCGGCCTGCGTCATCAGCATCAGGCCATAACACGCATTTACGATTTGCTATTGGTGCCCAATTGGCTTTGCCATGCGCTTTGCAACCGCTAGGCCATGTAATTACTACAGCATGTGGGAACAGCTTGGCGGCTGCATCAGCGGTCTTTTCGCCTTCAACTATTAATACAGGTGCATCAGGCCGTTGGCTTAGCGAGTCAAGGTTGTACAAAGGGCGAGGCACTGGAGGTGCGGTCCACTTCCATTCGGTGCCGTTAAACCAAAGCGGTCTGATGCGCTTGCCAAGAAACCTGCAAACATAAAAATCATCGTTGTATCGCCAAACATGCTCAGCGCCTTTAGTTGGCGGCTCAGGCTTGATATTTAAGTGCTGCTCGATAAGCTTGCAGGCTTCAGGATAAGTGAGACTCGTGCGACGCATTAGCATATCCATACCACTTCCGGCGCCGCCGGATTGATCTTTACCGCCGCATTGATTGCAGAACCAAGTGCCGTTGCCTTCTAAATCATCAAACCTGTAGCGGTCTTCACCGCCACAAAGGGGGCAGGGCTGGTGCTTATCGGTGAGTTGCTTTGCTGTAAGGCCGCAAAAATGCGCCAGCAGGTCCGGCCACCTGCCTTGAGTGAGTTCTTGAATATTCATTTCTGTGTGCGCTTGGCCTGCCGCATGGCTTCTTCAACCACTAGGCGTATTACGGCACTACGGGTTAAACCTGCTACGCGTCGGCTGTCCAGCCACGCTACCTGCTCTGGCGTAAACTGCACTGCTAATGGATGGGATAGGGTCACGGGCGCTAGCGGTTACTTGCAGACCCTAGCGGATAGTGTTATGGTTAGCAAGCAACTGAGATTAATTTATGCGCGGACGCGGGCTGACGGGCCAATTTGCGAACTTAACTTGCAAATACGAACACGAGATACCAATGGGGGTGCTTTTACCTGGCGATGGGCCAGTTAGGCCCACAATTACTGGCACTGATGTTGATGGTGTAAGAGAGGTCAGCGGGATTGTTGCTATCCATGAAGCAAAAGCTGTTGGAGCGCAATCCCCAAGTGACGGGCAGTTGCGTGCTATGAAGTCAATGGGCGATTTTTTTATTGGCAGCAGATGGGTTTATGCAGAAGTTCATCAGCCACCAAGGACAAAAGAGGAGGATGTTGCTTATAAACACGGCTACAAGAAAAATGCAACGCCGTTAAGCGCTGTTATATGGGCAAAAAAAGACGAGGGGCATAGATGGCTTTATAGATATTTATTTGATTGCGGTTTCGCAATTTCGTCTACCCAAAATAATGGATATGCAATACAATTTGAATTGCCTTATGAAAATCTGCAAAATTATATATTTCGACCAACTAAGCAATGGCTTTCTATTGCTTACATTCCCGATTATTATTATCTATTCAAAACTAATAAATATTGTTACCCCGAAACTAATTTTATGGATTCTTCTTCTTTCTGATGTCTTATCAACTCATTTTAGCTGACCCGCCTTGGACTTACAGCTACGCAAAATCAAATTCTGGTAACGAAACCGCTGGAAGAGGTTGCGCCAATGCACAATACAATTTACTAGATAATGCTGCAATTGCAAAAATGCCGATACAAAATATAGCAGACCCAGACGGCTGCATCTTATTTTTATGGTCATCTGGAGCGTTGCTTAAAGATTGTATGGCTGTTCTTGAAGGCTGGGGGTTTGACTATGTAACTATGGCAGTATGGACCAAGCATTGTCGCGGCAATGTTAGCAAAGATAGGCTTGGCGTTGGCTATTGGTTTCGTAGTAATGCAGAGCCTATTCTTGTTGGCAGGTCTGGCAAAAAACCTGCAACGCGCAGAACAAACAAATCTAATCATTTAAGTGAAGAAAATTCTTCAGAAGTGCAGCTCGATTGCCTTGGGCATATTAGAAGCGAGCAGCTAGGGCATAGTAAAAAGCCAAATGTTCTGCATGAAATAATTGAACAAACATGGCCTGAATTAAAAAAAGCAGAGTTGTTTGCCCGCGAATCAAGAAGCGGATGGGATTGCTGGGGCGACCAATGCCCAGATAATTCCAAAGAGCTTGAAGACGCGTTTGGCGGCGCAACATGGCAACCATGAACCTCCGCCCATACCAGACCGGTGCTGCTATCAGCCTGGTTGCAATTTTGCAGCAGCACGGCATTGCCTACCTACGTGGCGAGGTGCGTGTTGGCAAGACGCTAACCGTATTTGATGCACTGAAACGGCTTGGCGTTAAGTCCTGCCTTTTTGTCACTAAGAAAAAAGCCATTGCCTCTATTGAGGCAGATCGTGATGCAATCGGCCTATCTGAGGCAGTTACTGTTACCAACTATGAACAGGTGGCAAAACGGGCTAACTGCTTCTATGAGGTGTTGATCGTTGACGAAGCACATGGCGTTGGGGCATATCCAAAGCCATCAAAGCGGTGGCATGACCTAACTGCTATCCGTTACAAGTATTTAATACTTATGTCTGGCACCCCGTCGCCGGAGTCCTACAGCCAGCTATACCACCAGTTCCGGCTTGGCCGTTCCATCTGGTCTGGCTACACAAATTTCTACGAATGGGCAAAGGCTGGTTATGTCTCCATTGGCACTAAATACGTTGGCACTGGCCAGCAGGTGAACGATTACAGCAACGCCAATGAAGCCCGCATCCTGGCCGATATTGAGCCGCTAACGGTTACTGTCACCCAGCAGCAGGCAGGATTCACCACAGCTATTGAGGAGCAGGTGCATATGGTGCAGATGAGCCGACGCACCTACCGGTTAGCGTTGCGGATTATAAAAGATGGTGTGATTGGCCGCCCTGACTGCCGCTCGGTCTTAGCTGATACTGGCGCAAAAGCCATGTCAAAGCTGCGCCAGATTTATTCCGGCACCGTCATCACCGAAGCCCATGGTGCAGTCATATTCGACAACACAAAAGCAAAATACATAATGGAAAACTTTTCTGGAAAATTGGCCATTTTGTATTGCTTTAAGGCTGAGGGCGACATGTTGCGTAAAATGTTTGGCCCCCTCGCCACCGATTCACCAGAGCATTTCAATGCCAACCCAGATGCCGTCTACATCGGTCAGATACTCTCGAGTCGTGAGGGCGTCAACCTATCCACGGCAGATCACCTGATTTTTATAGGCATTGACTATTCAGCTCTTAGCTATCTACAGGGCCGCGACCGCGCCAGCTATTTTGGCCGCGACCGTGCCAACCGTGTGCATTTCATTTTTGCTGAACGGTCGGTTGAATCGCGTGTGTATCGTTCTGTAAAAGAGAAACAAACCTACACGCTGAAACATTTTGACACGGACCGAGGCCAGCTATCAGTCGAAGCTAATCAAGCGTTACGAGGGCGAGGGGTGGTATGTGCTGAAGTTGATTCAGACAAACAAGCCGGGCATACCGGACCTGGTACTGATGAAACCAGACCAGATTCGATTTGTGGAGGTCAAATCAGCATCTGGCCGCTTATCGAAAATCCAAGCTTATCGGCATGAGCAATTGAGGCTCGCGGGGTTTGATGTTGCCGTGGAATGGGATAAGCCCTGATTTATTAAGCATTACAACCGACTAGGGTTGACAGGGGAGGCTTAGGGTGTAGGATATGCGAGCCGGAGGACACCGGCGCTATCCCTTTGCTTTTTTTTGCTATGACCCTTGAGCAAATCGACGAGCTTAATTCATCGCTAATTGAATTAGTAAAATCTTATCACTTGATGGCTGATGAGATTACAGAAGAACAACTGGAATCATTTGCTGATAACCATCCGTTAGCTGATGTGTTGTTTGAAGCTGAAGCTTACCTTGAGCAAATGGAGTTAATCAATGCTTAGGTTTTTATGCGTTGCGATTGTTGCAGCTACTACTTATTTAGTGGTAACTGAGGTTGGCAGCCAGCCTTACCCGTATGCAAATCCTGTTCCTGTTGTTTATCCTTCATGACTGATTCTGACATTTATTGGACTTTTGTATCTGCTAGTAAATATGGCGGATCATTTTGGCAACGGTTAGCTGATGCTGGTTTGGCTGCTGACACACAAAACAAGCGCCGCATACTTAATGAGTTCCATGAGCTGATTGAGCATTACGGCCCATCAAAAGGTTTACATCAACTATTGCGGAATCCTAAATGACTGTTATTTCAAACGAGAAGTACCACGCTGATCCAGCTATTAGTGCCAGCCAGCTAAAGGAAATTGGCCGCAGCCCTTTTCATTATTGGAAACGGTACGTTGACCCTGATAGATCACCATCAGAACCGACTGCTGCGATGCGCTTGGGCAGCCTTGTGCATTGCGCGGTGCTGGAGCCTAAGGAATTGCTGCAACGGTACGCCGTAGGCCCTGACAGGCGTACTAAGGAGGGTAAGGCAACGGCTGAGCGGATGCTTGCTGATGGCATCGAGCCAGTTAGCGCTAGTGATTTTGAGCAGGCATTATCAATGGCAGCGGCTGTGCGTAGCCACCCGACAGCAGGTTTATTGCTGGCCAATGGCGCCGCAGAAACCTCGCACTGGTGGGATGACATAGCAACTGGGCTGCGGTGTAAATGCCGCCCCGACTGGTTTGATGGTGAACTAATTGTTGACCTGAAGACCTGCCAAGATGCCAGTCCAGCATTTGGCAAGGCGGTGGCAAATTTTGGCTACCAAATCCAAGCCGCTCACTACCTGGCGGGCACTTTGGCCAAACGCTTTATTTTTGTTGCGGTAGAGAAAACCTACCCATTTGGAATTGGCGTTTATGAGCTTGACGCTGAAGCATTAGTTCATGGCAGCATTGCCCGCCACAATGCGCTGCAACGTATACAGGATTGCCGGGCTATAGGCGAATGGGGCCATGGTTATACCGATGGCATTCAAACGCTACAGCTTCCCGGCTGGGCGCTAAAAGACAACACTTCCATCACTTCAGAGGATTTCTAATGAGCGCCATTACATGGACACCGGAGCAGCAACAGCTAATCAGCTCCACAATTGCTCCAAATTGCACACCAGACGAGCTGAAATTGTTTGCTTATGCGTGCCAACGCACCGGGCTAGATCCGTTCAGCCGCCAAATCTACGCTATCAAGCGCGGTAGAATGACGATCCAGGTTGGCATTGACGGCCTGCGCAGCATTGCTGAACGCAGCGGCGAGCTTGATGGGTCGGCTACTTACTGGATAGGTGACACAGAAGGCAGCCAGTGGAGTGATGTATGGCTTGGCAGCAAACCGCCTGCCGCTGCTAAAACTATTATTTGGCGCAAAGGATGCAGCCATTCGTTTACCGCGACTGCACGTTTTCAGGATTACAACGCCGGTCAAGGTTTATGGAGCAAAATGCCAGCCGCGATGATTGCCAAATGCAGTGAGGCACTGGCGTTACGAAAGGCGTTTCCGGCTTGCGCGGGCCTCTACACAGTGGATGAAATGGAGCAGGAAACCGTCACAGTAACGGCAACACCTGCGCCAGCCCTGGCACCTGCTGCATTTGCCGGTGATGCCAAGATCTTTGCCGCTGGTAAGGCAGCAATTGCTAAATGCAGCACGTTAGACGAGCTAGAAGTTGTTACCAAACGGCTAGAGGCACGCCAAAACGACCTGAGCGCTGAGCAGTATCAGGAGTTATTGCAGATGGCAGTAACTAAAGAAGATGCTATGGAAACCCGGCAAGAGGCTGACCCATTCGCTGATGACTGAGCCCCACCTGACTACTGACCAGTTAGCTGCTAGGTGGGGGCTGCGGCCCTCCACCTTAAAATCTCAACGTGCGCGTGGGGTTGGCCCACCGTATGAAACCGCTGAACGCCTAGCCTCACCGCTTGGTGCTCCACGTGTTCGGTATTCGCTAGCACAAATCCTGGCCTTCGAGGCTGCACACAACATCACCCCATTAGAACCATGAGTTTATTTGCTACCGGCATTGTTCGTATCATCACGCAACCCACCATCCGCACGTTTGATAATGGCACGCAAGTTGCTAACCTGTTCGGCGGTATCGGTGAGGGCAAAGATAAAAATGGAGAATACATTAACAATGGTATCGACTGCGAAATATGGGGCAAATCGGCTGAATTAATATGCGATAAATGCAAAAAGGGTGACAGCATTCAAGTTACTGGCACCATACGGCGTCAGGAATGGGCAGATAAGCAAACAGGTGAAAAGCGTAGTAAACATATAATAAGTGTCAGCAGGTTTGAATTTTTACCAAGGGCTGCTAATAATACAAGCGAACTCGACGCTTTTTAACCCATGACTGCTGATGCAATGCGCGATTACCTAGAGGCCATCTCTAGGTATCCGTTGCTCACGACACAGCAGGAAATACAGTTGGCACGTAAAATCGCGCAGTACATGGAACTGCGCGATAACACTAGCCCAACACTTTCTGAGCAACGGCTGATAAAAGCTGGCCTTAAGGCACGGGCTACCATGGTAAACTGCAATTTACGTTTGGTTGTACATATTGCCAAGCGTTATACAGGCAGAATTAAATCAATGGATATGTTGGATTTATGCCAGGAGGGTAATATTGGCCTTCAACGTGCAGCAGAAAAATTTGACGCATCACGTGGATATAAGTTTTCGACCTATGCGTACTGGTGGATACGTCAATCATTAAAACGTGCTATTGATAGCAAGGAGCGCATGATAAAAATACCGATTCATATGATAGACCGTACATTTAAGGCATTACAGATTGAAACAGAATACATGAAAGAACATGGCCGCAAGCCAAGTAAAACAGAATTAGCTCAAGTTATGGGTTTAACGATAGAGCAATTACTAGCATTAGTCGATTGCAATAGCGTTCATATTAGTTTAGACGAACTGATAACAGATGATGGCAACTCATTGCTTGATTTAATTGCTAGCCCTGAGGTGGGTATTGATTTTGATTTGGACCGTAGTAAGGAACACGTGCAGCTTGCACTGTCTTATTTAACTGATATGGAGCAAGATATGATAAATAAACGTTACCATGAAGATTTAACTTTAACAGCTATTGCAAAGGAGCATAATGTATGCCGCGAGCGTATAAGGCAACGCATGGCACGAACGCATCGTAGATTAAATAGATTAATGTCTAAATCACACGTCTCCACCACGGGCGCTTTGATTGTTGAAGATATAAAGTAGCTTCTAAAGCTGCTATATGATGTACGGCTTGCTTTATTAATTTAGATTGATGTGCGTTTTGTTTTATTAAGTTACTGCATAATTTAGCGACCTGTTCACGGTCAGGGCAGTTCAAGGCAATTCTGCTCTGGCCTTCGAGTGCAAGCTGCTCCTCTAGACTGAGCTGCACCACCATCCACTCCATCATCACTACATTTAGCAGTTATCCGCATTCTAACAATGAAAACACCAACTATCAAGCGCGTTAAGTCTAAAGACGGCAATTATATATGGCAGGTGACTTATGCCAATGGCAAAATAATAGAGCATTCTCAAGCTTGGCAAGCGCTTATATATTATCATCAGGCGATGGAATGCAATCAACGCGACGCAGGTAGCTTATCAACTTTACAGCTCTCTCAAGACTCCATTCTGGATGCTGCGTCCACCAGCTCCATAATTCCGAATGCCCCTTCTGGCGATTATGCACCGAGCAGCATGGAGAAAGATTAGATTTTGCTGTATGCCCACCAGCTTTTTTAGGTACAATATGGTCTAATGTAATATTGGTAAATTGTTCACCGCAGATGTAACAACAACTATTCCATTCTTCAATAATAGATTTGCGAAATTTGTGTTTAGTTACCTTACGCGATACCAGCTCCTGATTCTCTTCGTTGATGTGGTGGCTCATAAGGCTCCGGCATTTCGAATGGAAGTATTTCGTAATCTAATAAATGAGCGTTTGACTGTGCGATTTCCTCTATCCTAGCGGCGATGCCGATTGCTACATCATCTGATGAGTACTCGCTATCCACTACCATCATGGCGCTTATCTCTACTAGGTAGCGGTTCATGTTGCAAACTCACAAGATATAGCTACTCCACCTTTATCCCTTGGCCGTAACTTTAGCCAAAGTCCGCCCAGCGACTTCGGCATAGCAATCTTTTCGACTGCGAATCCTCCAAACTTGCCAAATTCTTCCTTGTAAGTTCCACTTTGCAAGTGTAATCTGTCGGTTATTTCTACAGTACCAACAGCATTAGGCATATAGCAAGTATGCGTTACAACTGTTCTTTCATGGTTGTGGCCATTAAGAACAATGTTTGCTGTTGGGAATATATTAAAGTACCGCGACCCACCAAGGGTGCCTTTGGTTACTACTCCACCCCAAACACCATGGTGAAAAGCCAAGGTAGTCATGCGTACTTTACCTTGTGAGCCGTCTGGATTTTGCTGATAGAATTTGATAAAAATAAAACCTTGATAACTCATATGCTCTACTTTAGACCCTTTCTCGCGCATTAAACGGGTTACATTGCGTAAGGGGTCTACCTCATTATGTTTCATAATGGCAGTTTCGTGGTTGCCATCACTCATCATGTAGATGTTATCTCCCCACCTGCTAAGAAAATTAGCACCTTCTTCAAATACAGTATCGAAATAAGCACCTTTTAAATGGCCAATACGAATACTTCCCTTGTCCGCTCTACGATCCTTCGAGCCCTGCATTAAACAAAAAACGTCACCAAAGAAAAGTGATGGTGCATTTTTAGCCTTAGCCTCATCCAAATGCCGAGCAAATAATTTTCGGTCACACTTGGGATTATCCAAGTGAATATCGGAAGCTAGAAAGAACTCAAACGTTTCCCCGCATTTATATGGGATGCGGAACTCTAAGACTTCAGGGCTAAGGCGTTTGGTTTCAATCATGGCTTCACCAACAGCGCCCAACCAGTACTAACGCCATCTGGCATCCAACGGCGATTGAAGCGTTCTCGGCTGTATTTAATACCAGCGCCACCGGTATTTTTGACATAGCCACCATTAACGAGATCAGCCTCACCGTTTGGATCGTTCAGAATCCAATGCTCAGCAGTAAACCCAATGACGACGCTCCAATGGCCGCCGCCACTTGGTGACTGCGCAGGCCCTTTGTGCAGCCAACCCACGGCCACGGGCCTCCCAGCACGTAACTCAAGCTCGAGCAAACCTTCGGCGCAGTTGGTCGCAAACCGGGCTTGTAAACCTAAAGAACGCAGTGTTGCAAGTTGGCTCTGGCTATCGGTCGTATCGCCAAACTTGGCACGGATGGCATTATATTCATCATCGCTCTTCACTTTGCCGTAAAACTTAGCAATCATCGCGCAACTACTGGAGAAGCATTCGCGGTAACCGGTGGGGCCGTTGTCTAGTTGGTATTCATACGGCACCTTGAGTAACACTGATGTTGCCTTTTGGCTGATGCCCCAGAGTTTTGCCTCGGCTTCACGTCTACGGCGGAGGCCAGGTTCTGCTGGTGTACCAGCATTTACGTATAGCATCAATGCCGCTGGTACGGCGTCATAGTTTGCCGCATGTAGCGCCTTCGATATTGTTTTAAAGCCTTCGCTGCCGTAGAAATGCCAACCCACGTTATAGGCAAACGAAATCAACGCATTTTGCCTATGCGCTGATAATGTTTTCCAGCCAGGTATTGTTTTTGCTAACGCCGGTACAACCTGAGTTTCTAGCATGTTATCCAGCAATCCATCAGCAGCATCGCGTGTGATGGTATCGCCGATTTTTACTGCTGCGCCATCAGGCCATCTAGTGGTGCCCCAGCCGATGGTTGGCACACCGGCAGGACAAATGTATGCTACATCACTGAAACCTTCAAACTCGCGGATTAAATTAGCGGCCTGCTGCCATGCCAATGCTGCCTTGGGTTTTGGGTCAGCCCTGAATTTGCTTAGAAATTCCTGCTGCTCATCTGGCGCTAGTAGCTCCCATGCCCAGTTCCATGCTGCCTGCTGGTGAGGCAATGGCGCGGGTCTGCTTGTGGCTTTTACGGCGGCGAGAAAATTCATGAGCGGTCGTAAGGTGCATGGATTGAAATCTCACCACCTAACACGCGACTGGCGCCTGTTTGCAACTCATCGTTGATAGGGTGTTCTATCACGATTGGTGGCGGCGGTAACGGTTGCGCCTTATGCCATTCAGCTTCAGCAGCATCCAATTTAGCTGGCAACGTCTTCTCAAACCACCATTGACGGATGGCAAATTCAAGATCACGCTCCCAGGCGGCTTTGCCGAAGCGGATCAGCCCTTTTTTACGCGCAACAGGTTAAGGATCTGGAACACCAATTGAACGACGCTATTGCTTTTGAGTGGTGACAGGCCGATCAGCTCAGATGCTGCGGCAACAACAATCCAAAAAGCTGGGTGAGATAGGAAGTCCACAAGAACTGTGGCAAACGTCACACTCAGTCTAGCCGCTACTTCACCTCTAGCTTGCTAACCCTGTTTTCCACCTGATTCAACCGGGTAAACATCTCCCTATTGGTTTGCTTTATGTCAACATGCAAAATCTCAAGAGAATTGGCAATATGCTCCACGGCGCTTGTCAACCTCACAATTGCGGCAGACGCCTCCTCATTACGACGAGAAAACCCGAACAGCCCCATTGCCGCCACTGAGATGGATGCCCCTAAAGCCGCTGCGAGAATTTCGATCACGGCTCAGGCTGACGATGCCTCTAGTCTACCTGCTCAGAATCCTGCTGTAGTGCTGCCATTGCTAAAAAGCACCACCCCATCAGTAGGAGCAGCGACAACGAGCCCAGTCCTAGCAAAGTAATCATGTCAAGGTGTACTCAACCCACTCACCGGCAGCTTCATCCCATCTGTATAGCTCGTCACCGTCAGGCATTGGCACAGGTGCTTCCCATAGGCAGGAATCTTCATTTAGCAGCCAGCTTGGATATGGCTTTTGTGAAATAAATGCATCGCGGCCTACATCGTAGGTGTAGCCAATGCCTGCGTAGTTTTTGCGATACGGTGTGCCGCCGCTGTTATGTATCCCACCAGACGTGTTGTAGCTGGTGCGTTTGCACGTTTGACCACGAAAGTTGCCGTAATGCACTTCCCAATCGGTGCTTTCTTCGCCTTCATCCTTACCAACAATCACCTCGGTGACAATATTGCTTTCATCCAAGAATGCGTAGTGTGCCATGGTGGTTACGCGAAGGATATGGTGCCGGTGCCGGCGGTAAATGTTGTCACTTTATCAGAGCTAACTGTTGCAGTGGTAAATGTAAGCCCACCGCCGGGGTTAGAAATAGTAAGTGTATTAGCGTAGCGAATAATAACAACGCCGGAGCCACCAGATCCGCCAGTATGAAGACCATAGCTCCAACCGCCACCACCGCCACCACCTGTGTTTGCGGTTCCAGCGCTACCATTGTTGACTACACCGCCAGCACCGCCACCGCCATCGCCGCCGCCGCCAGCAGGGGCAGGACTTCCATAACTGCTACCGCCACCGCCGCCACCGTAAGTAGTACTAGACCCTGTTATAGAGGACGTTGCGCCATCTCCTCCTTGGGAGAGTCCGTCGGTATTACCAGGCTCTCCAGCTCCGCCTCCGCTTCCGCCACTAAGACCTCCTCCAATACCTCCATTAAAACCTTGTGCCGGGCTAGTAGATGGTGTATCGCCTGATCCGACAGTGCCCCCTCCTCCGTATTGTGTGCCGCCGCCTGAACCGCCGTTCCCGCCTGCCGTGTTACTAAGAGGACTGGGGCCTCCTCCACCAAAGCCACCGCCTGCCGAAGTAATGAGACCAAAAACGGAACTAGATCCTTGCGTTCCAGAGCTATCAATTGGAGCCCCTGCGCCACCTGCACCAACAGTAACTGTGTAACTTGTTAGAGTACTTATTTGAGAAGAAGATTCTCTATAGCCTCCAGCACCGCCACCGCCACCGCCGCCTGAACCGCCACCGCCACCGCCTGCAATAACTAAGTAACTGGCTAAAGCAGGAGGCCAAATATTTTGACTTCGCGCTAGCAATACTTCATTTAATGTCCATACGCCAGAGGCAACATATGCAGTAGGCGTATTGATAACGCCAATAATCCCGCCGTTACTCATGCTGTAATCTCCAATGCGCTAAGCGTTACTTCCAAATCGCTCGCTACTGAGGCTGTTGCCCTGACTTTTTGTGATTGCTTCAATATGAGCTTGTTTGTAACTACCTCTAAGGATGCGTCTGCTGGCACTGCAATAGTGCTAGCTAATGTGCTTAATACTGCATTGCTGCCGTCGGTCACTGTAATTGTAATATTGGCTGCACTGGTGCCATCTACGTTGGCAACTAAACAGCTCAGCACAATTGCCCGGTCTGCTGCATTAGCAGTAGGCGCCTGGTAAATATCTGTTGCACTGGTGGTTGTCAGCTTTACGCTGGCGTTGTTAAAAGTTTCAGCCATGATTTCAGGATAGAGCGATTACAAGGCCAAGGCTTACGCCGCCGCCGCCTGCGGTAGGCGTACTCCAGCTTAGTGTACCAGCACCATCGGTTTTTAGCACCTGATTGCTTGTTCCATCCGTTGCCGGTAACGTCCACAGCACATCAGCCGCGATTGTTGCTGGTGCCTGAAAGCCAACGTAGTTCGTCCCATTTGCAGTTGCTTCACGGAATCGTGCATCAAC